TCAGACGGCGCAGGCGGCACAGAACCGCGCTTTACCTGTAATGTTTTCATTCAGAGCCAGCAGGACGCTTACACAGTACTGAAGGACATTGCGGCTATATTCCGTGGCATAACTTTCTGGGGAAACAGCCAGATTTTCGTCAATGCAGACGTGCCGCAGGTTGATTCAGACGGCAACGTTGACGTTGATTTCGTTTACCACGCCGCTAACGTCATTGACGGCCTGTTCACTTATGCTGGTGGTAGTTACAAGAACCGCTATTCGTCCTGTCAGGTGAGCTGGTCCGATCCTATTAACCACTATTCCGATACTGTTGAGGGCGTCTACGACTCAGACCTCGTGCAGCGCTACGATGTGCGCGAGATGAGCCTCACCGCTATCGGCTGTACCTCTCAGAGCGAGGCACACCGACGCGGTCGCTGGGCCATTCTTTCTAACGCCAAAGACGGTACGGTTTCATTCGGCGTAGGTCTGGATGGTTACATCCCAATTCCGGCTGAGATTATCGGTGTAGCGGACCCGTTCCGTAGCGGTAAGCAGAACGGTGGCCGCATCAGTTCGGTTAACGGACTGCGCATCACGCTCGACCGTGCAGTTGATTACGCTGCAGGTGACAGACTGGTTGTAAATTTGCCAGACGGTACCGCGCAGACACGCACAATCGGCAGCATCAGCGCCGATAAGAAAACGGTCAGCGTGAACACCTCATTCCGCATTACGCCGGTGGCGGGGGCAGTCTGGGCCATCGACAGCGATAAGCTGGCAATTCAGTATTTCCGCATCACCTCAGTAGCCGGGAATGATGACGGCACGTTTACTATTACCGGCGTGCAGCATGACCCGAATAAGTACCGTTACATTGATGACGGCGTGCGCATTGAGCCAGCGCCAGTTACGGTAACGCCCATCAGCGTGCTGAAGGCGCCGGCCAACATCAGAATTGGTGAAGTCAGCTTTGTTGAGCAGGGGATGTCTGTCTCATCAATGCAGGTGACGTGGGATCGCGTTGAGGGTGCGATCAGCTATGTAGCGCAGTGGCGCAAGGACAAAGGCGACTGGATTAACGTTGCAGTCACCAGTGCTCAGGGCTTCAGCATTCAGGGCATTTACACCGGCGTTTATGATGTTCGCGTGCGTGCTGTGAATGCCGCTGAGGTATCTTCGCCGTGGGGATACGCCGATTCAACCTCACTAATTGGCAAAGCAGGTAAGCCGGGCACGCCGGTTAACCTCCGCGCCACTGATAATGTGGTCTGGGCAATTGATGTGACCTGGGCGTTTCCTGATGGTTCTGGTGATACTTCTTACACTGAGATTCAGGTGGCCACAACTGCTGACGGGCAGAACCCACAGTTTCTGGCTTATGTTCCTTATCCCGGTGTCAGCTACCAGCACGGACCGATGCCCGCTGGCGTTCGCCGCTGGTACCGCGCCCGGCTGGTGGACCGCATTGGCAATACCGGCGACTGGACAAAGTTTGTGGAGGGTGCCAGCAGTGTTGATGCGACCGCGTTGCTGGGCGACATTACCGAGCAGGTCCTGAAAACAGATGCCGGTAAGCAGCTCATTGCCAAAGTCGATACCAACATTGATGCCATGCTGCAGAACGCGCTGAACCTCGATGCAACGGTTGATCACCAGATGGCAGAGGCTGGCAAAAACCGTGCTGACATCCTGACGGTGAAGCAGACCATCGCAACTAACGAACAGGCGTATGCCCAGAAGTTTGAACAGATACAGGCGACCGTAGACCAGAACACAGCTGTTGTTCAGCAGACGTCAACAGCCCTGGCTGACACAAATGGTAAACTCTCTGCACAGTACTCAGTGAAAGTCGCCGTGGACAGCAACGGTCGCCAGTACGCGGCTGGTATGGGAATAGGGGTAGAGAATTCTCCTTCCGGCATGCAGACACAGGTGCTGTTCCTGGCTGACCGCTTTGCCGTAATGTCGCAGGTTGGTGCAACACCGAAAACCTTCTTTGCTATCCAGAACGGGCAGACCATCATCAATCAGGCGTTTATTGGTGATGCGACGATCACAAGCGCGATGATCGCGGCATATATTGAGTCTACAAATTATGTTGCAGGCGCGACGGGATGGAGGCTAAGCAAAGACGGAACCTTTGAAAATAATGGCTATGAGCCCGGTAATGGTCGGATGGTGCAAACCAACAACCAGATATCGGTCTATGACGGCAGTGGCGTTCTGCGCGTTAGAATGGGGAAACTCAGCTAATGGCATATGGCTTCGGAACATGGGATGCAAGCGGAGTCGATAATAACACCGGGCTCGTTAAAGTAAACGCGCTCGGCGTTATGTCTATCGATGCAACAAGTAATTACAACCAGGCATTTTCATTGCCGTCAGGTTATTCACTTGATTACCTCTTTCAGCCCAATGGTGACAGGAATGGCACTGGCAGAAAGAAAATATATGCGAGCGGTGCCAGTATAGTTGTTAGTCAGGTGGCAAGCTCTGACTACTCCTCTGGCACCTTTCCAAATGTTCCGGGAAATATACTGGTGTTCGTGAGGTGATATGTCCTATGGAGCAATGCTGACAGACTCAGCAGGAGTGCCATTTTATATTGGTGACACAATGCCATTAACGCTTCTTGAAAAAAGAGTGCTTAGTGTGCCAGCAGCATCAGGGAGCGGGGCTGTCATTAATCTATTCAATAACGATGGCGTCATCAGGTTTGTTTTCGTCAACAGTAATGGCGCTCAGGGAAGCGGACAAAACACTTGTGAAGCGATGGAGTTATCCGGGGGAGTCTGGAGCTTGCGCTGTGCTGGAGCCGCAAGAACGGTCAATGTTTATATTTTTGGTTACCAATTTCAGCCAGTCCCTGCATGGGGCATTCAAATAAATGATTCTCAGGGCAGATGCATTTTAACGAATGAGACAAAGGTCCTGCGAGATGTGCAAAATCTCGGAGATGAGGGGTCTGACTCGGGTTCAGGATTCAACGCCAACTTCACATTGTCAGGCGAGTGGGCAGTGGCTCCTGCTTACACTGGTAATTATACGGGAACAGTGAGTCAGGGAGGTCAGGTTTATCCGGTTGTTGCTCAATATGCAAGCAGCGCCAGATTTAATGGCAGCACAACACAGGTTACCAGTGGCTATATTGGAAACCTTAATACTGGAGGGGGAGGCACAGGAACCATGACTAACTACCGAAACCGTCTGGTAGCAGTTAACGTTCAGAGATATTAATAAAATCGATCTTTGAAATTCATCAATTTGTTTGATGTATTTTGGGTGTGTATGTATAAGATGCATAACTCAAACAAGGATGAAAATCATGAAAAAGATTGTGTTATGTCTTGCCGTATCTGCTCTTGCTGGCTGTCAGGCTTTACCACCTCAGCAGTGCTCAGCGACTGCCCGGATTGGTGGTCAGGACGTATCCGTTCCGATTTACGGCATTAAGAAAGTAGCCAATCAGACACAATATTACGCGGGAAACCCGTTTGGATGGAAGTGGGTATCAAAGGCGAACTTCACCAAAAGCACCTGCGATAAATAGTAAATAAATCAAATCAATGAACCCGGCCACCGCGCCGGGTTTTTTATTGCCCGGAGAAAGCTATGCCAGCAGGCACTATTGCATTAACCAATAACTCAACAGCTGTGACAGGCTCGGGGACCAGCTTCACAACTGAGCTTAAAGCTAACGATTTTATCGTTGCAGTTGTTGGTGGTATCACTTATACGCTCGGCGTGCAGTCGGTAAACTCAGCAACCGGCGTTACGCTCATTACTGCGTACAATGGACCTAACGCATCTGGTGTTGCATGGACAGCAGTTCCAAATGCGGCGCTGGTTGGAATTACTGCACAGGTAGCAGCTGACGTTGCCAAGGCAATTCGGGGACTCAATCTAGACAAAGCGAACTGGCAGCAGATTTATAGTGCGAGTGGAAACATCACGGTCACACTTCCTGACGGCAGCCAGTACACCGGACCGGCGTGGAACAGCATTACCTCAACGATGCTGACGAAGGCAGACAACCTAAATAGCGTGTCTAACAAGACTACCGCTAGGGCAAATCTGTCTGCGACAACCTCTCGTAACCTGACTGAAGGTAGCGGCAACGACTGGTATGCGACGTTTAACTCTCCACTGGATATGGGCATGAAGCTTCATGCCGATACTCAAAATACAGTAAGCCCATGGGATGCACCTTCTCAGTATTCCCTTGTTAACTACTTTCCATCACCTAATGCTAACGTCGGCACCGCCATAGCCAGCACATGGGGCTCATCTGGTGATTACTGGCTCAACTCCAGAAACTCTGCCTATCCTGGCTATCAGGGCTGGAAGGGATGGTCAAAACTCTGGCATTCGCGTAACACCACTGTGGATAGTAACGGCTTTATCAAGCGAGCCTCACCGATTGTTAAGTTGTTTTCTGATGGCACCTGTGAAGTGAATGACCAGGCCAGCGGAGTGACTTCTGAGAGAGTAAATGAGGGAGTTTATCGCATTTCTGGGACTCAGGGTTTCAATTCAGACGCAGCATGGGGCGGGCCTGACGGGGGAATCGGACTTCCAAAAGATCGCAATGACCTGTCGTTGCTTTGGGTGGATTATGAAGTAGGCATGACGGGTGACCTGCTTATTAAAACCTTCCATCGTGAACACGCATCAGCGCCAGTTTTTGCACGGAACGAAGTTGATGGTTATCAGGACGGCACGCCGATTGATATCCCGGCAGGCCGCTGGATTGATTTGCGCGTTCAGGTCTACTCAAAAGAAGAATTGCCACCCGTTGTGCCTGATTCTGAGTCGGTAGAAGGCGATTCTCAGGAATCATAAAAAAAGCCCGGCGACCGGGCAATGACTCACCGCTCCTGTCTGAGCAGGCTACGGGGTGGGTCATTTGAGATTAGTCACTCGCCTCCACTCCCGCCTGATTAAAACTCCTTTCCGCTCAAGCCCTTTACAAATCTGTGAACTGGTCCGCCTTGATCAACAACACGGATTGATATTACTGTTTATACATACAGTATTTATCAGGGGAGGATTAATTATGCCGAGAGACTACGAGATCAAAGACGCGTTTGTAAGTGCCATCAGGACCAAAGCGGGTGCAGGGCGCATTGTAACGACCGAGGAATTTGTCAAAGAACTGGAACGGCTTAACTGGCACTTCAGCCTGCGCGAGGCAAATCAGTGGATAAAAACGAATACAACCACGTTTCGTGACGTTTCCACGCAAGAGGGTGAAGCGAAGACCTACCAGCAGCTCAATCCAAACGGGGGTATCTGACATGGGATTCCCTTCACCGGCGATTGACTACATCGAGCCTAGGCTCACCCTGAACGGCATGCTGATGCCTCACCCAGCCAATATGATGCTGTTAGAAACACAGGAAGGGTTTGTGCTGGTAGACCGCACTCTCACGGCCAAAAATGGCGAAGCAGTCGCTTTTCAACTCGGCGACTACCCGCAGGTAGGAAAATTGTTCAGCACAGGAATTATAACCTCGGACGGTGAGACAATTGACGGAGATGGAATGGATGGGATCGTTGTTTTGGGAAAAGTTACTGCTGAAATTATTTCTGTTTATGAAGCATGTCGCCCGATAATTTAATAGCATGGATCAATCGATTATGTCGTTTGGTGGTGAATCTCTGTTAGCATCAACTCAAATAAAACTAACAGGATTAGCAGATGAGATGTTTAGGCGTATCGCTGGTGACACTTGTATTGATGGGATGTACCAATCCATATAACTATCGTCAGGATCAGGATGTTTTAGCGTCATACACGACGACAAAAGGCCCGGAAGAGACTCAAGAGTGCATCTTAGCTGCGTGGCAAAAGGAGCCGCTCATGTATCAGATCGTTCCACAGAAAACTGGAAAGTATTACAGCGTTTTCTCAGGGGCGGACAATGCAGATGTCTTCACTGATGGCGAAGTCACCAGGGTGAACTTTTACTCGCTGCGAGGTGCTCTTGATGTGACTCGCGGGATAGAAAAGCGAAAGGCTGGTATTAAGTCTTGCTTGTAATTTTTATCGAAATGTTGTGTACATATATGCGTACATTTTTGAAGTGGTTTTTGTTTTAAATTACATAAATTTCATTGCTTTAATTTATTTTTAAAACATATCCATTTAACTAAGAGGACAGCGGCGTGCAGTATAGCGAAACAGTCCTGAAAATTCACCAGGTTGCCGCGCGTTTGCTCATTCCGCCAGCAATCCCGATTTTCTGCACTGAACGCAATTAAACATGACGCGTGCAGATC